CATTCGCTCGACGTGGGGCGACTTTGAGGCAGAGGGCATCGTGGCGCGGCCGAAGACCGAGCTGATGACGCGCAGCGGGCACCGGCTGGTGGCAAAGATCAAGTGCCGCGACTTTGCTGCATAACGTTCGAGGTAACGCGGACCCAACGGCGCCACGGACGCCGGAGTAACACCACACTGCGGGCCGCCGTTGGGGCTCGCGTTGACCGAGGGGTTAGGCCCCATGCGAGGACTACGATGGCGAAGTGCGATTTGTGCGGCGCAGACTGCGGTGCGGCAAAGCTGGTGCAACTGCTGACCAACTACCAAGCGGCCGGCGTGGTGGACATTTGCCCCGACTGCGAGAAGTGGGCGAACAAGCTGAAAAGCGACATGCTGCTTGAGATTGCGCCGCGCATGCGTGCTGCGATTGCCGAGCGAAAGGGCATGCCGCCGCCTGCGGCACCGCAAGTATGGTGGCAGCGCTTCACTGCTGGACTTGGGGCCTAACGTTCGAGCTAAGCGGGGACCAACGGCGTGACTATGCTTGAAGACACCACGATGCGCATGCCGTTGGGCCTCCGTTTGAGCGAGGGGTTAGGCGTCTGTTTCCGAAGCGAGAGGAAGACCGAATGACGATGACACAGCGATACGCCGGAATGCTGCGGCGCCACGCAGGCGAGTGGGACAAGCAGGCCATGCCGGTGCAAGCCGAGTGCGCCCGGCAAGCCGCCCGGCATATGGAAGAACTGCAAGCCAAGGTGGACGCGATAGCCAGCCCGTGGCAGCCCATTCGGACAGCGCCGAAAGACGGCTGGGGCGTGTTGGTGTTGCTGGAGGGCAGCGACATGCCGCACGGCGCACGCTGGCTGCGCGGCAAGGACGACCCGCACGCCACCGAGGCCACCGAAGGGCCGGGCTGGCACCTGACGTGGGACGGTTCGCCGGTGGCTGAGCACGACGGGCCGCGCTACTGGATGCACTGCCCCGATGACCCAGATGCTGGAGCCGATGAAGACGCCTAACGGTCGAGCTAACCGGCCCAGCGGGGCCGCACAGGAAGGCGGCCAATCAGGCAGGTTTCTGCGCGCGCTGGCTCCCGACGAATCTCAAGCCTGAGAAGGCGCCGCAGCAGGTGAAGGAGTGGCCGAGGTGAAAGTTAGGTGGCTTGATAGGCGGATCGCGGCACCTGCGCCATATCTGGCTCTGTGCCTGGCAGATAGTGAGTTCCGTTCTGCGCTGGCGCATATCGATGCAAAGGACACCCCGAAGCACTGGGTCACGCCTGGCGCGGATGCAACCACGCACTATTATCGAAACTCCGGCGGAGGGCCTGTGTGCATCGTCTGCGTTTCAGGGCACGAGGGACGCGACCCTGTAGAGGTGGCAGGTCTGCTGGTGCATGAGGCTGTCCATGTCTGGCAGGAATACGCCGAGAGCATCGGAGAGACGCGGCCGGGCTGCGAGCAGGAAGCCTACGCCATCCAGTCAATCGCCCAAGAACTGATGGCCGAGTTTGCCAGGAGGATGAGCGAATGAAACAGCCTGACCGCCTGCGCATTGCGTGGCACTATGATCCCTCCACGCCCGTATGCTGCCAATGCAGCGGATTCCGTAAATCGACAATGGACATGAAATCGCGGAAAATGCTTCCGCCTCAGTGCAAGAAGGGCGGATTCGATGTCCGGCCCAATGGGTGCTGCGATAAGTGGTCCAGTCGGACAGGGGAGAGATTGCTGTGAGCAAGACAGGCCGACCGGCAGGCTACAAGCCCGAGTTTGCAGAAGAAGCAAAGACGCAATGCGAAGAAGGCGCGACAGACCAAGAACTGGCCGACTTCTTCAAGGTTGGTGTCCGCACACTGTACAGGTGGAAGAACAACTACCCGGAGTTTCGGCAGGCCCTAAAGGTAAGCAAGGATCAGGCCGACGACAGGGTAGAGCGGAGCCTGTATGAGCGGGCAACAGGGTATGAGCGGGACGAGATTGATATCCGGGTCGTGAATGGCGAGATCGTCAAGACTCCGATCAGGAAGTTCTACCCGCCTGACACGACAGCCGCAATCTTCTGGCTCAAGAACCGCAAGCCTGCACAGTGGCGAGATAAGCAGGACATCGAACACACGGGCAAAGTGAGCATCTTCGCAAGCCCGCACGATGAGCGCCTTTAAGCTCACCCAGCGCCAGGAAGAGGCGCAGGCCTACTGCGCAGGCGACGCGACCAACGCGATGCTGTTCGGAGGGTCGCGCAGCGGTAAGACTTTTCTGCTTACGCGCAATGTTGTGTTCCGGGCCTTGAAAGCCCCGGAGAGTCGGCACGCGATCTTCCGCTTTCGCTACAACCACCTGAAGGCGTCTGTCGTGCTTGACACTTTCCCGAAGGTGATGCGCATTGCGTTCCCTGGCGTCGAATGGTCCCCGCACCATCAGGACGGATACGCCAGCCTGGAAAACGGCTCGCAGGTATGGTTCGCTGGCCTGGACGACAAAGACCGGACGGAGAAGATCCTAGGCATGGAGTTTTCCACGCTCTACTTCAACGAGTGCAGTCAGATCCCGGTCTCGTCTGTGAACACAGCAATGACGCGCCTTGCCCAGCTTGCGGAGCAGCGCATAGAGAACCGCAATCCGTCCCCGTTGAAGCTGCGCGCGTACTATGACTGCAACCCGCCGCCAAAGTCGCACTGGACCTATCGCCTGTTCGTGGAGAAGCGCGACCCGGAGACGCGAGAGCCGCTGCGCAATCCTGATGACTACGTGGCGTTCCAGATCAACCCGGCCGACAACGTAGAGAACCTTTCGCCTGAATACATCAAGACGCTGGAGAGCCTGCCGGCAAGGATGCGTAAGCGCTTCCTCGAAGGCCAGTTTGCAGAGGCGAACCCCAACGCGCTGTTCCCGGATGAGAACATAGACCGCTGGCGCGTGGAGGATGGCAAGGTGCCGGAATTCGTGCGCATCGTCGTCGGCGTTGACCCTTCAGGCGCAGACGATGACGACAACGCGGACAACGATGAGATTGGCATAGCCATTGCTGGCATCGGCACAGACGGCAACGCCTACGTTCTGGAAGACTGCACGGTCAAGGCTGGCCCTGCGACATGGGGGAGGGTGGCCACGAGCGCGTTTGATCGACACAAGGCCGATTGTGTGGTCGGGGAGACGAACTACGGTGGGGCGATGGTGCAGCAGACCATCCAAGTTGCTCGCCCACGGACTCCGTTCAAGAGGGTCACTGCAAGTCGTGGTAAGCATGTTCGAGCGGAGCCGTTCTCGGCCCTATACGAACAGGGCAAGGTCCGCCACGTTGGGCGCTTCGTCGAGCTTGAGAACGAACTTGCGGGTTTCTCGGCGAATGGCTACTTCGGCACGAAGTCGCCAAACCGGGCAGATGCGCTGATCTGGTGCTTGGCTGAGCTGTTCCCGGGCATGGTGGCGCCTAAAGCGTCTGCCGCCACGTTCACCCCGCAGCCCATGGCCAGCCCGTGGGCGCGGCGCTGACCTTGCCCGCATTGGGCGCAAGGCGGTAAACTCCGCGCACCGGACGATTGACCGTCCAGCCGAGGACCGGGCCGCCGGCAGCCCGTCACCCCTAGTGGGACGATGGCATGCCGCGTATCTCCAAAGCCGAAGAACTGTCGCAGATCCACCGCGATGCACTGCGCGAGTTCGACGAGATCCAATCCGCGCAGCGTTTTGAGCGTCAGCAGGCGCTGGAGGATCGGCGTTTCTGCTCTGAGCCTGGCCAGCAGTGGGCAGGGCCTCTCGGCGAGCAATTCGCCAACAAGCCGCGGTTCGAGTTCAACAAAGTACACCTGGCCGTTCTACGCATCGAGAATGAGTTCCGGGCGAACCGGACGACCGTCGATTTCCAGCCCCGTGACGGCGCAGAGGATGACGGACTCGCCGACGTGCTTGACGGCCTTTATCGCGCCGACGAGAAGCGCTGCACGGCCGACGAAGCCTATGACAACGCCTTCGACGATGCTGTAAAGGGCGGCATGGGCGCTTGGCGCCTGCGCGCTGAGTACGAAGACGACGAGGACGAGGACGACGACCGGCAGACCATCCGTATGGAGCCGATCTTTGACGCCGACACGACGGTGTTCTTCGACCTCGATGCAAAGCGCCAGGACAAGGCGGACGCGAAGCGCTGCTATGTGCTGACGCCGTACACCCATGCCGCCTTTGAGGCCGAATTCGGCGAGAGCCCGACGACCTGGCCGAAGGAGATCACGACCGAATACCAATTCGAGTGGGTGACGCATGACTACGTGTGGGTCTGCGAGCACTACCGAGCAGAAGAAGTCACCGAAGATGTGCGCTGGTACCGCGGCATGATCGAAGGCGAGCCAGACGTAAAGGTGACGCCTTCCGACCTCGAAGCCGACCCGGCGATGATCCAGGAACTGCTGGCGACAGGCTTCCAGCAGGTGCGCCAGAAGCGCGTGACGCGGCGCAAGATCCGAAAGCTTGTGCTGAGTGGCGCCCGTGTCGAGCGTGATGATGGTCATATCGCTGGTTCGTGCATTCCCGTCGTCCCGACCTACGGCAAGCGCTGGGTAACGGAGGGCGTCGAGCACTTCATGGGCCATGTGCGCCTGGCCAAAGACGCCCAGCGGCTGACGAACCTCCTGATGTCATGGCTTGCGGAGATCAGCGCCCGGCACGACGTGTCGAAGCCCATCCTGACGCCGCAGCAGATCGCCGCCCACGCACACATGTGGTCGCGCGACAACGTGGACAAGTACCCCTATCTGCTGATCGACCCGCTGATTGACCCGACTACAGGCCAGATGGTGGCCAATGCGCCCATCGGCTACACCAAGAGCCCGGAAATCCCGGCCCCGATGGCAGCCCTGACCCAGCTTGCAGGCCAGGCGCTGGAGGATTTGCTCGGTAATCAGCAGGCAGGCGAAGAGGTGAAGCCGAACATCAGCGGCAAGGTGCTGGAACTGGTCCAGACGCGGCTGGACATGCAGACGGCTATCTACATGGACAACTTCCGCAAGGCGATGAAGCGCTGCGGGGAAATCTGGCTGTCCATGAAGCGCGATATCACGGTAGAGCGTGAGCGCCGCGCCAAGACCTTGAGCACGGCCGGCGAGACTGGATCGACCGTCCTGAACCAGCCTGCCATTGACCCCAAGACGGGCGCTCGCTACATCAAGCACGACGTGACCCGCGCTCGCTATGAGGTGGATGTCGAAGTCGGCCCGTCGTCGTCCAGCCGCCGCGCTGCCACCGTCCGCAGCCTCATCGGCGTCCTGCAGATGGTCCAAGACCCGGAAACACAGCAGGTGCTGACGAGCAGCATTTTGATGAACCTCGAAGGCGAGGGCATGGGCGAGGTGCGCGACTACTACCGCCGTCGCCTGCTGCGCATGGGTGCCATCAAGCCGAACGAGCAAGAGGCCAAGGAACTTGCCGCAGAGCAGGCAAACCAGCAGCCCGACCCGCAATCTCTCTACCTGATGCGGGAGGCGGAGAAGGCCGAGGCCCTGGCGGTCAAGGCGCGCGCCGATACGGTCGAGACGCTGGCAAGCGCAGACCTCAAGGCCGCGCAGACCGTCAAGACGCAGGCCGAAACAGACGGCGCGCGAGTAGATCAGGCCGTCAACGTGGCCGATGCACTTCAGCGCGTGGCCCAGCCATTTGGCGGCAGCACTCCGCCAACCATTCAAGCGCCATGAACGAATGACGGCATCCTAGTTCATGGAATTTGCACGATGACTGGTTTTGCCCTACCATTTCAGGACCTGAACTTGCATCAGAGACCATGCCTGTAATCACCGAAGACCTGATCGAAGATCCGCCGGCCGAAGAGGTGGAGGCCGAGGTGTTTTCTGAGGAAGTCTCAGAAGAGGCTGACGCCGCGGATGGTGGCGAGGCGGTCGAAGGTGAGGTGGAGCAGGAGGATGGTGATGAACTCGTCGTCACCATCGAAGGCGAAGATACGCAGGAAGACGAGCCGACCGCAGGCGCCCCGGATTGGGTAAAGACGACCCGGGAGCGCAATCGGCAGCTTGCAGGCGAGAACAAGGCCCTGAAGCGCCGACTGCAAGAGTTTGAGGGCGGGCAGCAGCCGGAAGCGCCAATCGTCGTTGGCGACAAACCAACGATGG